GAACTTGCCCGAGCGCATCATCTCGTTGAGCGAGGCGAGGGCGCTGAGCTGAGCCAGCTGCTGGTCGTTCATGCGGCCTCCCGTTGCGGGAGGGTCATCCCCAGCGCGATCGGTCGCACCCAGATCGGCTGTGCGCTCAGGATGAACGTCTCTCCGCTCCAGGCCAGAAGCAGCGTCGTGCCCATGACATGCGCGATCGCCTCGGCGGCCCGCGGCGGGACGGCGTTGCCGATGCGCTCGCGCCATGCGCTGTCGCTCAGGCCGTCGAGCTCGAGCTGTTCCTCCGGATCGACCAGCGACTGCAGCGCAGCCAGCTCGAGCGTGGTGAACGGTCGGTGCCAAGTGCCATCTTCGGCGCGGATCACCGCGACGAGCTTCTCGTCGGGCTCCGGCATCTCCACCTTCGGCGCCTCATTCGAGGTCGGAAAAGCGGAAGTGCGCGGGTCGGCGACGCTCCACCGGCCGCTGTCGTGGCAGGCGGCGGACGGTACCGCCCCGGAGGGCGCATCCCAGTGGACTACCCCGTAGTGGCCACCCGTGAGGTAGGCACCCCGTTGGGGGTCCATGCCGGCGCGGGGATCGGCCACCGCGAAAGCGCCTTGGCCAGTGGTGCTGCCGCTGATGACCGTGCCGGCCGGATCCTGCCACTGGGTCACCGCGTACTTGCCGAAGACGGCGCCGCTCTGCCGGGGATCAGCCACCGCCAGACCTCCGGCGCTCGGGCCCGCACCGCCGGTCACGCTGGGCGAGGTGTCCCCCATCCGGACCACCCGGAAGCAGTTGTTGTGCTTCACCCCAGTGCGAGGATCCGCCACCGAGCCGTACCCGCTCCCGGGTGCCAGCTTGCTGGTGACCGTACTGCTGGGTTCCCCCCAGTGGGTGACGCCGTAGGCGTGCCCGTCGTTCCAGGCAGCGGACTGCGAGAAGCGCGGATCCGCGACGCTGAAGGCGCCATTGCTCGGCCGGCTCTCGCTGGCCACCACGCCCATGGCTTCGTCCCAGCGGCGCACGCCGTAGCCGCCGCGGTGCATCTCCGGAACCAGCAGGTAGTCGCGCAACTGGCCATCCTCCACCGCGAGGCGGTTCAGGCTGCGCCAGTCGCTGCCGGCTTCCACGAACGCGAGGCGCACCCAGGTCTTCCACTGGAGCTGCGGCACGCGATGCATCGGGCCGGCGCGCAGATCGCCCGGCAGGAGCATGCGGCCCAGTACCGAGCCCACGGCCTGCAGCGGACGGCGCTCAGGCTCGTACAGGAACGGCGCGACCTTCTCGACGTGGCGGGCCACCAGCAGGAAGCGCTTGCGGCTCTGCGCCAGGCCTCCGAGCTCGCCGCAGTCGTGCGTGGTCTCGGCGACGGCGTAGCCGTAGGCGCGCAGCAGGTCGACGATCTGGTCGAGCAGGTGCCGGCCGCGGGTCGCGATTCGCGGCACGTTCTCGAACACGATCAGCTCAGGCGGATCCTGGCTCCAGGCTTCGAGCATCAGCCAGATGCCGCGCAGAGTCAGCCGGTTCAGAGCCTGGTACCGGGCGGTGCGCGAGCGCGACTCGCTCAGCAGCCCGCTGAAGCCCTTGCAGGGCGCCGAGAGGAACACGATGTGCGGCCGCTCGCCGCCGGCGGCACGCTGGATGTCGGCCGGCGTCGCCTCCGCCCAGCCGGCATGCGGCTCGCGGCCATGGAAGTCGCGGTACTGGTCGCGGTCGAAGAGGTCCATCAGCGTGCCGGGAACGCCGGTCAGCCGCTGGAAGTCGCGCACGGCCGCCGGGTCGACGTCGATGCCACCGAGACAGCGGAACTTCGCCTGCAGGTTGCCGACGCGCGGCTGAGCCTTGTTGAAGCCCTTCGCGCCGGCGCCGAGCCCGCAGAAGAGGTGGAAGTGGCGGATCTCGACGGGCGTCATGCCGGCAGCCTCCACGGCGCAGCCAGATCCACGCGCTGGCCGGTGATGATCTCGACGTGCAGGTGCTCACGCTTGCCCACCACCGGCATGTCTGCCCACGCGACCACGCGCGGCAGGATCTCGCCCTGCGCGTCGACCCAGACCGGTCCGTCGCTCTCCTCGCCGACGTAGGCGCCGAGCTGCATCTCGGTGTCGCCCTCGGCCAGCACCAGGACGTCGGTGTCGGCGTCGGGCAGGTCTCCGGGCAGGTGGTGCACTTCCAGCGTGATGGTGGTCATGCCGGCACCTTCCCTTCTGCAGCCTTGCGAGCGGCGCGCTTGGCGTCCTTCTCGCGCTTCGCCTGCATCTGCTTGAGGCGCCGCTGGCAGGCCTGCGCCTCGCGATGCTCCTTGGTGACCTTCTCGACAGACTGGGAAGCCCATTCGTAGTCGCGGACGGCTCTCATTGCTTGCGTGCCTCCATTGGATCGGGTGTGTGCACCGCCTCGGTGTGAGTCGCGGCGACGGCGTTGTCCACGTACATCGCGGCGAATCCGAACATCAGCGCGGCGTTCTCCATGCCGTCGTACAGGGCGCGGAGCATGTTGGCGCTGGCGGCCTGGTCGTGGCGCTGAGCAACAGCGTCACCGCCGTAGTCGGCGAGCTTCGACTTCACGTGCACGCTCTTGGCCGTCTCGTTGATCCGCACGCAGGAATAGCTCGGCTGGATGTCGTAGAAAAACTCGTTGGGCGTCTTGCTGTCGGGCACGGCTGCGACCATCGCCCGCCTGATCGCATCCTTCCAGCCAACGCTGATTTGCGTCGTCGGCGCCTCCAACATGCGGCGCAGAACCCCGCGCAGGGCCAGCGCTTCGGACTCGGCGGCGCAGCGCCGCTTCACCTCTTCGCAGTGCGTGCAGCCAGGCATGTAGAAGTCGCTGCCGCAGTTCGGGCAATATTCAGGCACTTCCTGCTGTTCTGGCGGGTCGCCAAAAGCTTCTCTGCTCATGGCTTGCTGTCCTCAAAGCCGTGCTCCACGGCGCGCCAGTCGCCGCGCCTGGCTTCGCGCATGTCCAGCGCGCGGAATTCGGCCGTGATCTGCCTGCGGAACTTGCGCGCCGCGTTCACGTCGGCAGTCACGGTCATGTTCACTTGACAGGCCATGTAGAGCCCGGTGGACTTCCCGTCCTTGGTGAAGTTCTCCACCAGCCACGAGTACGTCATGAGTAGTCCTCGTCAAAGTTGCACGGCACCGTCCACTGCTTGCCGCAGCGGCTGCACTCGATGATGTCGTGCTCGTCCACCACGCCGCAGCAGTCAACCGTGCGAGGTTCTGGGCAGCGTTGCAGGTGCTTCTGGCAAAGCTCGGGCTTCTCGGCATCGTGCAGGCTGCACCCGCCTTTGATCCGGCCACCTTCATAGCGCTTCGGCAAGTGCCGCCCAACTGGTTGGTCAACCGGACTTGCGCCGGCAAGGGTGTCGTTCATCGTTACTCCTTTGTGGGCGCAAGCCGGTTACCGCCGACGCTCATCCCGGGCGTGTGCAGCACCACGGCGCCGGCGAGGTCGTGCTTCTTCAGCACCGCCTCGATCTCGGCCCGGGCCACCTTCAGGCGCAGCTGGTCAGGCGCGTCGATGGAGTAGAGGCGCTTGCTCACGCCGCCTCCCCAGCGCCGGCCTCCGCATGCGCCTTGGCGCCGGCTTCCAGGGCCTGCTTCGTCTTCTCCCGGCCGCGCGCGGTGCGGCTCTGGGCGGGGCGGCCGGACGCGGCCAGCGCAGCCTCGGGCGTCGCCGGGTCAGCGCCCTTGTCCTTCTTCAGGAACGGCCACGCGCCTTCGCCGGAGACGGTCGACGCGGTCTTGTGCGCCGGCGCCGGGCCGACGTCCTTGCCAGCGCGCGCCGCGGCGTGCTTCTCGGCGGCACCGGGCTTGCGCGGGCGGGCCGGCGTCACGCTGTCGGCATCGCCGTCGTCATCGTCGTCCTCGATGTCGGCCTGGTGTACCTCCGGCGGCGTCATCACCATGGGCATGGTGCGGCTCTTCATCGAGCCCAGCTCGCCGAGCACCTGCTTCGAGACGTCGGGCGACTCCAGCGACAGCCCGGCCACGACGGTGCCGCCTTCCTTGAACTGCAGCACCCAGTCGCTGAGGATGCAGTCCTTGATCAGGATATTCGACTCGGGCCTCGCCGTGCCGATGATGATCTCGGTGGTGTAGCCGGTCATCTCGAACGTCAGCGGCAGCTTCGCGATCTTGGCGCCCAGCTGCGTGAGGCGCGCGGACTTCTTCGGCGCCGGCTCGACGCCCTCGATCGTGGCCTGGCTGTCGGCCACCTGCGCCGGCGGCTCGTAGACGAACTCGGTGAGGTGCGCGCCGAAGTGTTCGAGCGACTCGGCCGGCAGCTGCATCTCCAGCTTCAGCTTCACGCCCGGCTTCTCGTCGGGCTTGCGGTTCTTCTGGCTCAGGGTGATGACGTTTTTCACCTTGACGTCGGTGGCTTTCGAGAGAGCGAACATCTGTGGGTGCTCCTGGTGGTGGTGGGGGACGGTCAGACCGTGTGAGTGCCTTCGACGCCGCGGCGCATGCGGGCAAGCGTGCGGCTGTGCAACCAGTGCTGAGCCTCTTCCAGCTTCGTGAGCGCGAGTGCGTTCTCGCGGCAGGCGAAGGGGCCGGCCTGGAAGGAGCGCAGGCGATCGATCACGATGGCGATGAGCGCCTCGTGCGTGACGCCGTTGACGCCGACCTCGGGGATGGGACCGCACTGGAACAGCACGTCAGCCGTGCGCGTGCCGCCGCTCTGATCGCTCGGGTTGTTCTCGCTGTCGAAGCCGCTGATGCGGTACAGATGGTTAGCTCCGCCGGAGCCGGGTTCATCCATCACGGTGATGGTCAGCTGGTCGTTGGCGGGGTTGACCTTGTGGTCGTGGATGGTGCGCAAGTGACTCTCCTGGTGGTGGGGGACGGTGATCAGTGCTTCGGCGCGTCGGTCGGAGGCGGCGCGCTCAGGCCTTCGCCGAGCTCATCTCGGGCGCGGAGCACCAGCGCGGACACGGCGGCGCCGAGATCCGCCTGGGCGGTGCGTTGCACGCGGCAGGCCTCGCAGCGCTCGCGGTGCCACCATTCGTGCACCCGGCGCTTCGCGCGGTTGATGCGCGCGATCTGCAGCTGCTCGCGCAGCGGCGCGGCGCTCACTTCAGCTCCCCTTGGCCCTCGGCGGGCGCGGGGTCGCCGATCTCTTCGACCTTGGTGCCGGCCTTGAAAGCCTGCTCGAGGTCGCCCTGGGTGGCCACGCGGACCTGATAGGTGCCGCGCGCCACGTGCATCAGCGCCGGGTTCGGGTGCGTGGCGCGCACGAGGCGCTGCACGCCGTCCTTCGTGACCGAGTAGATGCGCTTGGTGGTGGTCGCCATGGATCAGCCCTCCGCGTTCCACTTGCGGGCGTACAGGGCCGACAGCTCGGCGCGCTGGTCGTCCGGCAGGCCTCGGCCCTGGTCGAGCGCCTCGGCGGCTTCCTCGCGGTCCTTGGCCTTGTTGATGGCGTCGGCCAGCTGCGCGTACGTCACCTTCGGCAGAGCTTCCTGCTTCGGCGCGGCGGCACGGCGGCCAGCCTTGGCATCGGCCTTCTCCGGCGCTGCCGCAGCGGCCGTCTCGGTCTCGCGGCGCTGCGTGGTGCCGAAGGCCTCCATGCTCCGCTCGGCCTGCTCGTCGCGGTCGTCGGTCAGCGCGGCCGGCGCCTCGGTGACGCCATCGCGGACCTCGCGGACCAGGTCAGGATCCGTGAGCGCGCCGAGGTTGAGCTCGCCGGCATCGGCGCGGTCATCCAGGCCGGCGGCGACGGCGAGCTGCGGCGCTGCATCCAGCGGGAGCTGCTTCGCGTGCTTCTTCGTGGCTGACTTCGCCGCCATGTCGTCGAGCCACATGACCCAGGGCGTCTCGGCCAGCTTGGCGTCGGCGCGGGCGCGTTCCTGGTCGTTGCGGGCCTTCTCGATGCCGGCCAGCAGCGCGCGGTAGGTCTCGCTGCGGCCGCGGATCTTGAGGATCTCCTCCAGCGGCAGCACGCAGGCGATCTCCAGGCCGTCCGCCAAGCGGGCGTAGCTGAAGGCGCCGATCAGGTCGCCGCGGTCGGTCAGCGCCTTCTCGAACTCAAGGAACGCCTGCGAGCCGACGCGGTGCTTCCAGTGGTCACCCTTGCGGATGGCCTCGGCCTCCAGCGACTTGATCAGCGGGGAGCGGTAGGCCAGCGTGCGGAAGCCGCGCGCGCCGATCTGGAACTGGCAGTCGTAGACCTTCACCCACTCGTCGCCGACCTTCTTGTTCCGCGCGTAGGGGATCAGGAAGGCCTGCTGCTGCACCGTGTTCGGCTCAAGGTCCAGCGCGGCCGAAGCCATCATGGCGCCGAGCACGGTCTTCGGGTCGCACTTCAGCAGGTCGGGCGTCTTGTGCACGGCGTTGATGCACAGGCGCAGCATCTTGTCCGGCTGCAGGTACTTGCCCGCGACGGCGGCCATGCCCTTGGCGACCTTCGGGTTCTCCAGCAGGGCCAGGATGCCCTGCTGCTTGGTCTCGGCCTGGCTGGTGGCCACGGCGCGCAATGCGGTGTTCATGCGTCGGTCGTCCTCTCTGAGGGTGGTGGTGGGAAAAGGGGGCGCGGTCAGCCGCGCTTGGCGGCGAAGCGCAGCACGCGGGTGGTGCTGCGGCGGGTGAACATCTCTTCCCAGTCCGGGTGCTTCCGGCGGAAGGACTGAAGGTCGAAGCTGGAGCGGGGCTGCTCCTCGAAGCTCATCAGGTCGCGCACGCCGTGCGTCAGCAGCGCGTGGTCGCCCATGTACTGGGCGATCTGGAAGCGCAGGACGGTCTCGCGCTCGTCGAGGTCCTTCCGCTGCTTCGCGATCTCGCGCAGCTCGTTGACCTTCTCGACGATCTCCGGCGATGCCTCGATCGAGGCCGGCCGCGCGCGCGGGAACAGCCCGCGGATGTCTTCCAGGCTGGTCGGCGCCGGCGGTACCTTGGCCTTGACGTTCTCGAACCAGAAGCGCAGCTCGCGCTCCTGCATGGCCTCGATCGTCACGTCGTCGCGGCGGGTCCAGTACAGGTCGACGTCGTCTAGCGAGCGCAGCGCAGCCACCAGCGTGCGCTGACGGCCGCCCGGGTGCACCATCAGGCCGTGCATGAACTGCGCGGCGTAGTGCAGCGGCACGGCCTCGCTGCCTGGCTCGCCCCACTGGTCGCGCACGTAGTGGCTGACCGACTTGGCGTCGCCGTTGACCTCTTCGCCGTCGATCTCCAGCTCGAAGTCGATCTCGGCCGCGAGGAAGCGATGCTTCGGGTGGCGGTACCGGCGGTTCTTCGCCAGCAACTTCACTTGGTGGCCGGCCTCGCGCAGCTTGTCGACGGCCATCTCGATGATGACCGGCTCAAGACGCTTCCCGCGGCTGAGGATGGCCTCGCGCTTCGGATCGTTCGCGGCCATGCCTTGGCGGCCGACCTTCTGCAGCCACAGGTCGACGGCCGTTCGGTACGGGTCGACGCCCAGCACCGCGGCTGCGTCCGAGCCTCCGATGTAGCTCTGGCGGTTCTGAGCGGTGGACATCAGACCTTGCCCTCCGCGCGGGCCAGCAGCTCGCGCACGTCGCGCAGCGCCGCGCAGGCGTCGGCATGCGAGTACATCGGCACGGTGATCTCGTGCGCGTAGATCTGGCAGTCGCGCGCGAACAGGATGCGCAGCAGCTCGATCGCGCGGCCCTGGATGTAGGCGATCTCGGCCACTTCCTCGGCGGTGTGTGGCATGCTCATCGCAGCACCTCGAGGACCGCGATGCGCGACTTCAGCTCGCGCTCCTGCTTCGCGCAGTTGGCCAGGTACTGCTCGCCGAGCTTGAACTCGGAGCCGGGCATGTCGGCCACCGCTTGGTAGTCGGCGCGCTCGTCGACCAGGCATTCCAGCTTGCTGCGCAGCAGGCGCAGCTGCAGGCGGACCCAGATGCGCATCCACAGCGGCCGGCGCGTCGGGATGGTGTACAGAGCGCAGTGAAGGCGGATCATGCTGCGGCGCTCCCTTCGGGCTGCTGCTGGGAGACCTGATCGCCTTCGGCGCCGGTGAACGGATCGACGCGCCGGAGGCAGTTGTCGAAGATCACCAGCTGCGGGCCCTGCGGGAAGCCGCTCTCGTCGCGCACCCATCCCTGCACCACCCAGCTGTCCGGCTGGAAGGCGTAGGAAGAGGTGCCGAACGTCTCCGCGCCAAGCATCGGCCGCAGGACGCTGACGATGGCGCCTCGGCCAGCCTCGCAGTAGGGCGCGACGACGCGCGCCATGTCGCCGGGCTGGACGTTCATGCCGCCACCCCGTGCACGTGGATCGCGACGAGCTCGCGCACGGCCTCGGGCTCGTAGCCCATGCGGCGGAAGCCTTCCTCGGCGCGCTTGGCGCGGAGGCGGCGGGCGACGCGCTCCAGGCGGGCCAGCCGCGAGGCGGCGAGCAGCTCGGCATTGAACCGCTCGGGCGGCAGCGTCGGGTCGACGTGGATGCGGAGGGCGCTCATGCCGACACCCCCGCTTTTTCGCGCAGTTCGTTGTACTGCTCGAAGGTCAGCGGCTCGCCGCTGCGGATCTCGACCTTGACCTCGTGGCCGTCGCCTTCCTTGAGGTAGATCTTCCGGTCGTAGCTCTTGTTGACGTAGCCCTCTGCGGCCGGCTTGGCCCGGTTCAGGATCTCCAGCAGCAGATTGGCGTCCCGGAGATCGTCCAGGAGGAACGTGTCCGAACCGATGGTGGCGACGATCACAGCACCACCTCCGCCAGGCGGGCCCGGCCGTTCTCCGGGCGCGACGCCCAGGCGTTGAAGGCTTCGGTGACGCGGCGCGCGGCGGCCAGTTCGTCCTTGCTGAAGCGGCGCGCGTAGAAGGTCGGCGCGTAGCTCGGAAGCGTGTCCTTCAGGTCAGCGAAGGAGTCGCACGCGGTGACCATGTGGACG